ATCTTGAATCAACCTACCGGCAATCTCTTTACCAAGTGCGCGGCGGCGGGCTGGGGTCAATGCGTCGATCTCTTTTTTACTCCCCATTTTTACCACTTCTCTTATTAATTGTTTTTTTAGCCCTTCATCGAGACCTACGGCTTTGGCTACAACCTCAGTTATTGCCTGAACCTCCCTTGCTTGTCCAGATAGCAACTGCGCTCCATCTTTTTTCACTGAAACTCTACGAATTTTAGTGTCTGCAATATCTGTCTTTGGAGTAGCATTTACTCTGGCACGAGTTCCATCAAGCAGCTTGTACACTGGTGAAACACTCCCGTTGCCGGGTTTACGCCAAGGTGATGCGCCAGTAAGTTTTGAATTTCTTATAACATTTTCTGCTATTTCTTGAATACCAGAAAATTCCTTTTCAGAAACGTGATCAATTTGTTGGGCTGCATCGCCATTTAAAGTTTTTATTAAGTTGCCTTCAAATCTTTGACTAAGATTTACAACACCTTTAGTTGCTCCTTGGAAAAACCTTATTGCAAGGGTGGGTTCTTCGGGGATTTGTCCGCCGACCCGTTTTCCATCTTTTTCGTAATAATTTCCTTTGAGGTCTGGTTGTAATTTCAATGCTCGTGTTAGTTCGTCTCTTTGCTGGCGTGAGCCTGCATTTGTTATCCGTATAACTCTTGAATTTGGTGTTGGGATGGCTTCTAATTTTGCATTTTTATAGGCATCACCTTGGGCTCTCACCAATTTAACATACTGATTCGCAATTTTTAAAATTGGATTTTTTGGTCTTTCTTCCAAGACCTCCCCCATCATTTCAAGAAGCATTAGTAGACTATCAGACATATTATAACCTCACATTATCTCATCGGCAAGTCCATATTTGACTGCTTCTTCAGCATCAAGATAGATATTCACCTTTTCATTAAGTAGTTTCTCCAGCTTCTTTCTGGAGAACTTGGTGTGTGTAACCATCGCAGTGATGTAGTCATCTTGTAGCTGCTGTATGGCTTCTAACTCGTTTGCTAGGTTTGGAAGGTTTCCAAAGTTTCCTGCTGCGACATTATGAATCATTATGCGGCAACTCTTGCCAATCTTGCGCTTGCCCTTGGTTCCTGCTGCGAGGAGCAGAGTTCCGGCAGACATAACCTTGCCAACACCAATGGTATGGATTTCAGTTTCTTCCTGTATAACCTGCATTACATCGTAGAGAGCAAACATATCATCAGCAGATCCGCCATAGGTGTTGATATAAAACTCAACAGGCTTTGGATCCTGGTCTTTTGGACGCAGGCGGTTTAGTTCTGAGAGATACAGGAGAGCCTGTGTAAGCTCTGCGACTTTCTCATCGTTGACATCTGAATAGAGACCAATCACTCGCAAATCTGGCTCTTTGGGGGCCATTGGTCCGGCAGCCGCACCGAGAATTTGTTCGAGGGTCACAGCCTTTGATGGCTTCTTTGCTGCTCCTTCGGGGCTACCTTCGGTTTCGCCCTCTTTTGGTCCGAGGACCAAATCTAATATCTTTGCTAGGATCTTCTTCATCATTGGTTAATTCCTTTGTTAAATAAAATAGCCATTTCTTTATTCTTTTCTAGAAACTTCATCGCTCCTCGCCAGTCACTAAAGCCTATGGCTTCTTTAAATAGTCCTGGGTGAGCCTCAATTAGAAACTTTATTGATCTGTCCTTAAAAGCCTGAAGGTTGTTGTCGTGATCTTTTTTGGTTTCAACATAAAGCTCATCACGATAGTTCATACCATTTTTGCGTAGGCTTTCCAGCTTCAAAGTATGTGAGTAATACCAATCTTCAATACACTTCATTAAGATCGTTAGATAGATGATCTGAGACATTTTCAAGATCATTAACGATGTTTGGGAACTTCTTACAAAATAAAAGATGCTGCATGTTAGGTAGCCCAGCGCAAACGAAGCGACCGCAGCTACGATAGTCCAAGTCATTTATCCTCCAAAGAAAATAGCCATCGTAGGAGTTACCCTAGATGACTATTATAACGACTCAGGAGAACGTTGTCAAGCTATTATTTTGAGGCAAGTCTACGGAAAATGCGTTCGGCTAACTTGTTCGCCACATCTTCAGTCTTCTTTTCACGGAGCAAGCGGGCTGCGACTCTGCGTGCAACTTCTTGCACTATCTCGTCGTCACCCATACCTTCATCATCAGGTACAGGCTCCATGTCTACTACCTCGGGAGCGGCATCAACCTCTAGATCACCACCTTCATCGGCTTCAACTTCACCCCCTAGATCTTCTGCTTCGTCACCTACGGAAACATCAATATCCACCTCGGGTCCGACTAGATCCTTTAGGGCATCAAGGATCTTCATTACAGTATCTTCCTTATCGACACCTTCTGGTTCCATCCCCATGTCATCCACGGGTTCAACATCCATTTCCATCTCTTCATCACCAAGTTCTGCATCCATTGGGGCTTCAGCATCCATTGGAGGGGCAGGAGCTTCAGCATCCATTTCTAGTTCTTCCTCTTCTTCTTGAAGAGGATCTTCTTCCTCATCACGCATACCGTACCCCATTTCCTGTAGGGGCTTAATGTTGGCCAGCTTCATGAACTGGCGAATCTCTGATTCTGTTAAAAGTGTTTTGCGAGCCATTTTATTTAGTTCTCCTTAAAAACTCAAAGTAAATAGTGTAAAGGGTGCCAATAGTTTACAAAAAACCATTATCTGGAAACCTTTTTCTTACTTTAAGTAGTGCCTTGGTTTCTATTTGTTTGATCCTAGCGAAAGAAAGCCCCATTCTTTCAGCGACTTCTCGCAAGGACATCGCGCCGTTCTCACAAATTGAAATAAGGGAGCAGTTAAACTCCTTTTCATAATCTATATGGTGTTTACAAGTGTGTGCTTCACAGCACTCTTTGTTTTTAAGACAAAATTTTGCACATTCTAATAGTCCGTCACTCATAGTTCTGGAAACTCCTTTGCGATTAAATCGAATAGTTCTTCTTTTTCAGCATCATCAAGAAGACCGAAATCTTCCATAGTTTGCTTACCTTTCCTCTTTAGTTTAAGAGAATCGGTAAAGCGCTTCCTGCTGAGAAGCTTATGTTCTAATACAAACTTCTCAAGGAAAGGTGCGATCGTCTCATCGTCTTCTATGACGGCATCCATCATCGCCCGAAAGAACGGAGCAGCGTGCTTTATGTTATGATGGCGCAACCTTAGTATAAAACGAGCGTGATCATCATCGGAGATCAAAAATCGTATTGACTTAAGTTCTTCTCCATACAAATAGGGCTTATCGGACATTACCACTTCCGAGTAATAATGTGTGTCCTGCTTTCTCCAAGTCCTGCCGCACTCTGACGGATCCAAATAGCCTTTGAGCGCATCTCTCTTAAAGACCGGGCGCCACTATACGAAAGACCAGATCTTATCCCACGCTCAAGATCGCCAAGAACATTTTTTACTTTTCCTCTGTACGGGATGGTAGAGGAAACACCTTCAAAAGAGGAATACTTTCCACGCCATTCAACTTGTGCTTCCTTTGAAGCCATTCCACGATAATTCTTGTATTTTCTTCCGTCTGCATCGGTGTATACCTCCCCTGGTGTTTCTTTTGTGCCTGAGAGCAAAGATCCTAACATAACGGCATCTGCCCCGGCAGCGAGAGCCTTAACAATGTCCCCAGAGTTGCGAATGCCACCATCAGCAATGATAGCAACATCACGGTCTGTTCTTGCACAATTGCTAATTGTATGCAATCCGGGGCACCCATGTCCTGTTTGAACTCTGGTAGAACAGATAGAGCCTCCTCCAATGTTACAACGAACAGAGTTAGCTCCCCAATCAGCAAGGTCGTTAATGCCGTCAAGAGTGGCAACATTTCCAGCCATGATGTGTATCTCATTACCCAAGATCAAACGAAGGGCTGAAAGTGCCTCCTTCATTAAAACATGATGACCATGGGCAACATCAACGCAGAGAAACTTTGCACCTTGTTCAAGGCACGCTTCTGCTCTATCAACAAAGTCACCGGATATTCCAATAGCAACACCAATGTTAGTGGCTCCTTTAACAAAAGCACGATTAACTATGGCTGCTTGCTGTTCAATAGAGTTGTAGCGATGAATAACGCCTGTGCCGCCCGCATCATGCATGGCCCCAACCATGTATTCTTCTGTGATGGTGTCCATCGGTGAAGAAATGATTGGAAGCGGTAGATTCAGGCGCTTTGGTAGGCTAGCTGAGATGTCGATTTCAGATCGAGAGCGAATGTTTGAATACTGCGGAAGCAGCAGAACATCATCATAGGTTATTGCTTCTTGCATATTAACTCCTATTTTTGTCTATAAAGATTCTGATACCTGTGGGATGATACCAAGTTTCCTTGTGAGGCTTTTTAGGCTCTTCCATAAAACGAACAATAGGCTTTAATCCACCAGTCCTAACATAGCAGATAGAGGGAATACCTTGAAAGCCATATTTTTTCTCTAATCCGCCGCCGTCTTCCATGTTGAAGGCATAGAAGATTAGGTCTTCAAGTTCGTCAGAAATTTCCACAAATAGATCTTTTAGGGCGTGACACAGGTGACAGTTGGAGCCGTAGAACTTGATAACAACTTCGTGGTCACCCGTGGTTTTTCCCTCTAAGATTTGTATTAGATTTTTTCTATTGATTCTTGTTACTGCCATTTTGATGTCCTTCAATAATGCGGTCAAGATACCACCGAGCCTTTTTGAGGTCTTCAAGGGACTCTTGCTTGTGTTGGTGTCTTGCAACATATTTTACCACATTGCCTGCGTTGAAGTCAAGCCCCCAATCTTCAATGGCGTCGATTACTTCGATTTTGCCCTGATTATAGTGTATGGGGTGGTTCACTGCTTCGCGATGGGCGAGCCCTTCAAGACCTTGCGATTCAATCTTGAGTTTGTTTAGTATCTCGGTGGCCACCTCTTCAACGATGGCGGGGTCATTTATATCACTTAGTTTGAATGAATTATTCTTCTGTTTTTGAGTAGTCATCTAGAATCTCCTTTGTTTTCTCGATGCATTGGGGGCAGAATAGGGATACGCGAGTTGGCTTTTCGCGCACCACTACTCTCCAAGTTTGTGCGTGTTCCTTTGACTTTGCGTCAAACGGTGCTGAGCAGGCTGAACATGCGTCTGGTCTGTGTTCAAAACTAGAAATTTTTTGGGCAAGTTTTTCGTTGCCGCCATTCTTCTTTTTGAGGCGTCTTCTGGCTGCTCTATTCACGGGCGCTCCATTCCGGTGATGCGTGGTCCGTTGAAGTTTGTTCTGCGAAAAACCACCACTGCTGATGGGAATGGTGCGGAGTTGGTCTCGTCACCAAACTTAATGCGACCTCGCACAAACCGAATCTCATCTGCCTTCATCACATAGTCGTGCCAATACTTTGTATCGGTGCGGGCAGGAATAAGCACAACTACGGTCGTGGCGTCCTTCTGCCCCTCTTCGTAGGACTTGCGGATCCAGTGCTTCAAGTCGCGCCCATAAGGGGGGTTTAGAAATACTGTGTTTCCAGACCAGTCAGCAGAAAGAGCGTCGTCGCTCTCTGTTAAATATTTGTCGACCTTGTAGTTCTCACTGGATGCTGCTGCATCAAGAGTGAAGGGCCCATACATTCCATTAAGTGTATCGAAAAACGATTGAGGAGTTGCCCAATCGTTTGACTTGGAACTAAACATTACTTTTGTTGTGTTCTTATCCACCTGTGCTCCCCAAGGCTCCATCGCCTCTGTTTGAAATAGTAATACCATCGCTATAAAGCGTATCTTCTTTGCTTTCAACTGGTCGGAAAGGCACGACAGGAATCATCACTATTTGTGCGATCTTATCTCCATCGTGGATCTTTTGCATACGATACCCTACATTATGCAGGTTGATAAAGATCTCTCCATCGTAGCCAGAATCAATAACATGGGCTCCCACAATCAAGCCTTTCTTGGCGGCAATGCTGGAGCGATTCATTACTTGTAACATATAGCCGTGAGGGACTCCAACTTTGATGCCTGTGGGAATAACAACCGATGCCCCCACATCGACTAACACGCCTCTGCTGTTTAGCCTTGCATAGATGTCAAGACCAGCATCAGATGGGTTGGCGCGAGTGGGGGCTTTAGAACCAGGGTCAGTTTTAAAAAATTCAATGATCATCCTTCCTCCGTGAGATCTTCGCCTGAGAGCATCTTGAAGTTGTCGTAAACCTCATCAATATTTACTTTGCCCTTGAACAAACGATAAGCCTTCACAGCAGCGCGGATCTCGTCAGTGTTAAGCCATCCCTGCTCCCGAAACTCGGATCGCAGTTCTCGCTTCTGCTCCTTGTAGGGCTCCATAGCCTCTTCGATCGCGGTAAGTGACCGGAGATACTCCAGAACGTAACGCTTCTTCTCTTCGGTTGATGTAGACATAGTATTCTCCTTGGTGGTGTTTATAATGTAACGCGATGGGTGTTAGGTGTCAAGCGATTTCTTTATGTATTCTTTTATTCGTCTATCTGAGATATCGCAATAGTGTTGCTCCATCTCAACACCAATAAAGTCCCTTCCCTCAAGAACTGCTCCGATTCCGGTTGAGCCACTTCCACAAAATGGATCTAGAACCGTACACCCTTCTGGGCAGTAAACTTTAACCAAGTAACTCATCAAAGAGATTGGCTTTGGTGTTGGGTGATCATTATATTCGCCTCTTTCTTTACGTGTGACTCTCGGGGCGTAAAAATATTTTTGATGCTCGGGCATTACCTCACCAATAATATTGGATGGATATCTTCCTTTCGGATTTGCTGATTCTGTTCTGTCTTTCAACATTTTTTCAAAACCATCATAAAGTTTAGAGATATCTTTTTTACAATTTTTATATGCCTGATTGACAACAATTTTTAAGTTCTGTGGATAATCCTCATCTTTCAAGCAAACATTAATCAGAACTTCCGAGAACTTATCTAATTCCTCTTTTCCAAGTTCAATAACCATTTCACAAATTAATTTTTCATCAAATGCTGATAACACGTTTTTGCCAAAGGCGCGGCGACGGGCCCCTCCCTTCACCCATCCAGTTGGAGGTTTTCCGTCCCAAGGAACTCTAGTGTTATTGACATCGATTTTTCCGACGCCCCATTTATCAAAGTTTTTATCAATAGAGTCTTCAAATGGCTTTTGAGCAACAACAATCGGTTCATGCGCCTGTTTTAGCCTGTTCTTACTTGGCATCTTAGTTGTTATCATCCACATGATCTGGTCTTTAATTTCAAACCCAGCATCCTCAACAGCACATGCCATCCGGTGATATAGTTGTGGCGAACAAAAACTCAAACAAAATGCGCCCGGTTTCAGGATTCTGATAACTTCTTTCCAGACTTCAACGCTAGGAACAGAATGATCCCAATGTTCCATTCCCATTCCATATGGAGGATCTGTAATACAGCAGTCAACACTGTTATCCTTCAGAGTTTTCATATATTCCACACACTCAGAATTGATGATGTTATACATTGTTCAGGATCCTTTGTTCATTTTTCTTTCGATTATCGTGGACAAAATAATCGACACCGCCGCGATGCTGTATCATTGGACGAGTGTAATGTTGAATATTATAAGAAGACCCCAACAGTTTGTTGTATTTCTCATCCAGCTTTCTGTGTTCTTTGATTAATTTTTGAATTAGTTTGTAATCGCTTGATGGGCACACATCAGAACCATCAAAAATAGTAGTTTGGTTGTATTTCTCTGCCGTAAAAATATAAATATAACCAGATTTTGGAACACCGCTGTTGTACATTGGGGCTTTACTGCTTCTAGAAACCGACTTACATTCAAGAAAATAAGCCCGTCCGTTTTCTTTCACAATAAAGTCTGGACTATCGTGGGTTCCGGTGGGTTGTGAGACGTAGGTTCCATCTGGGATGGTACACCCAGATGGGTTTTTTAACCAATCATCCCTTTCTTTTTTTGAAATGCCCCCCTTGGAGTGCTTTGTGAAGCCATTTAGAATGAGTATATCTTCCACAGCATCTTCGTGCTTAGCAATATTGTGTACTTTGCCACTTGTTGCCGCATGATTTTTATAATATGGCATTTCAAGAATGTGTTCCAAGCATTTACGAATTTTACTCATCACATCTCCTTCGTTCTCTTGTAATATAACAGTTTACGCCGCTGCTGTCAAGCGCTGGGCGTCAAGTTTTTGGAGCCCGAATAGGGCGAGTTCCTTAGCCTTCGCCTCAATCATCACATCGAGGTCATAGCCGTAGTCGTCTACAGGTCCGCTGACATAATCGGAGTGAGCGTGCGGGCGAATCTTTGGATTCCTGTATTCGATAGCACGAGACTCTGAGTAATGGACTACCGGCTTGATGTCTTTCCACGTTGAGATAGCCACTTCCAAAGCCTGCTTCTCCGTAAGTCCGCCCGTACAGAAACTGTGATGATGATAGTCAAAAACAATAGGAATACCAGTCCTATTATACAATCCATCATAAAGCTCTTTAGTAGAGTATAGGCTTTCGCGATCATCGTTTTCTACCGTCAGTCTGGAAGTCACACTTTCTGGAAGGCGCTCAAAGTTCTTTACAAAAGTATCTAGTGCGACGGGCTTGTTTCCGTATGCTGCGCCGACATGAATGTTAATCTTTGCGTAATGGTCGCGGGGCAAGTTGAGCATGTCGAACAACTCACCATGAATCTCCAAGTCTCGCTTGGTGTTCTCAAACACACGCTCTTTTGGAGAAGCTAGCTTGTTGAATGGTCCAGGGTGAGAAGTCAGGCGAATGCCGTGCTTCTTGGCATAGTTGCCTGCTGCATCGCAAGCATCCCAGATAGCCTCGTAGTCAGGCATGTCGTGTAGTTGGTACTCTGATGCCCAAGGAAAGATGTTGGAGGACAGACGGAAGAACTTGAGGTCGTGCTTTACATTCCACTCAAGGATCTTCTGGAGATCAAGTACATTTAGGAGGGATAGGGAGGACGCATACTCGATCCCCCGCTCCTGAAAGGTCCTCTTTATCATGGACCGGTTGGTGGTAATTCTATCTTTTGCTTTACCACCAAAGTCTTGTGGATTTGACAACTGCATGTTGATGCAAGCGTAACCATAGTTCTTAGCCATCTGTCCTCCGTTATCTATAACGTAACCGGTCGAGCGCCTGCTGTCAAGCGGTTAGGGCGCGTCTCTTTGAGTCGCAGATGTCGCGGGGGTTGTTGGAAAAATAGATCTTGTCTATTCCTATTCTCGGGCTGAACTCTTCGTTCAAGAACTCCCGAAAATGCTTTTCTCCGTGGATACGGCGGTCGGTAGTTCCCCACACACCAACTTCTCTCAACACATCCATCTTGTTAACAACAAGGCGGTTTACGCCGTTCATTAAGATAGCCTTTTTGACTTCTTCAATGTTGATCCAGTTACACTGCCGGACTCTGCCAGTCGTTGCCCCGAACTCGCCGCCAACCTCTTGAATCTTGTCAAAGATTGGATCATCGGGCTGGAAAGCCCTCTTTCCAACATAAGTCTCGTAAGCCTTTACGATACCCCATACATTGCGAATAGACCGGTGGTTGATGCCGTTTTGGATAGCAGCGGCCACACCGGTATGAGAGGAGGTAACATAGGGGTAATCACCCCAATCAGGATCTAGCCAGAAGCCTTGGGCGCCCTCCATCAAAATGGTGGTGTCACCTGATAATTCCTCGTAGATGTCTACCAATAGAGGGCTAAGGGATGGTACATCACAAGCGCGCAGACCAGTACGATTATATTTATCACGATAAGCAGGTCCATTGCCGGTGCGCGTAGTTCCGATTTTTTCATCTTTTCCGTCCTGGGCTTTGTGGAGTTCTGTGATAATGTGAGCATTGCTCGCAATCTTCAAGTTATCTCTGACATTAATGCCGTGAGATTCAAGATACTCAATCTCCTCAAAGAGTCTAACTGGATCTATTACGCATCCATTGCCAATAACAGATGTAATGTTAAAGAAGACGCCCGCTGGAATGTGGTGTGTAACGAGCTTCACTCCGTTGTGATAGATCGTGTGACCTGCGTTACAGCCTCCATTAAACCTGACACAATGGGTGTAGTCGCCTTTCTTTAGCAAGTGGTGTGTAACCTTTCCCTTGCCTTCGTCTCCGTGCTGGAGACCAATAACGATGTCTGTAATCAAGTTCCCTCCTTGTGGTTTCTTGCTGTATACCAGTATCTTAACATAGGAAGAGAGGATACGCAAGTAAAAAGTGCTGCCCATTCTCCGTGGCAGTTCAAAAGATGTTCCACTTTGACTCCTAAATCTGGAAAATTTGTCTCAAAAAGTTTTTGACGATCCTTTCTTTTTCTTCTGTAGTCTCGCACTCAGCGTAAACATAGTTGTATGTGTGCTTTTGTGACTGTATCTCTTGATCAAGCTGTATTATTCTAGCCTTCATCCATCTAGTTTGTTGTTTATAGTTTTTAGGCATTCGTATTTTAAACCTTTCAGACATTTCAAGAAGAACAAAGTATCGCTTGTCTGCGAGGGCTTGCTTGGCCTCCTTGAACATAGATAATCTATCCTGTTTCTCCTCTTCTGTCAAGCCAACGGAGAGGTCTGGGTGCAGAAACATAGCCAGTTTTTTGAATAAATTTTTGAATATTATTGCAATCTGGTCAACATCTTTTTTCTCTGCGAAGATCGGTTTAACAACAGGTGCTTTTTCTGTGTAATGGTTTTGTGAAATAACCATATCTCCACTCTTTTCAGAATCTGCGGAGATCCTTCGCTCTTTGGCGATCGTCTCTTTCTTCTTTGGTGCCTCTCTAATAGACTTCTCTCGGTTTAGCTTTTGTAAATCTATATTATTCTTTGCACAATACTCTTCTAGGAACATTTGAAATTGTGGGCCATGAGAGTCGCACATCTCTTTCACCAAGTCAAGCTCGTTATGTTTGAACTTGATTTCGTTTAGTGCTCTTTTCCATTTTAATAAGTCATTAACTCTCATAGAGGCACCCCCAACTTAAATAGTTGAGGGGCTCTTGCTTACCCCAGCATTCAGTAACTTTAGTTTAACCTCTTCTGGTAGTTTGGTCAAACACTTTTTTATCTCGTTCTCGTAGTATTGTCGCTTTATCTGTGGTAGTTTGCCACGAACAGGGCGAATATCGATCCTAAAAAGTTCGACTCCTTGTTTTCTGCATTCTGTTACTTTATAGTTATCTCTGCGAATTATCTTGGCAAATTCCTTTTGACCACCCCAGCGTTCGATGGGCTCATAGTGTTGTCTCCCTTGTATCTCAAATGCGAGCCCTATTTCTTCATTGAAACAATCAAGCTCAAGAGGTCTATTTGTTTCAGGATTTCTCAGCCATTCAGGTCGAACATTTGGAAACTGTAAAATACCAAATCTACTAACATAGTCTTCTAAGATTTGTCGAAACATAGGCTCAGATACTTGATTTTTTCCACATTCAGGGCACCCTGAACCCGAGCTATGGTTCGTGGGACGTTGGGTAAAGACCCCATGTTTGCTACAAATAATAGATACTTTGGAGTATGCGCCTCTATAATCAACCCTAGAGTAATCATAGCGGTTTCCATGTATTTTTTTTGATTCAACAATGAAGTCTTCTTGTTTCTTTCTCGCCTTAAAGCCAATTAATTCATTACCACATTTATTACAACCCGATGTAAAATGATTCCTTGGGGTTTTTAAAAACTCTCCATGAATTGGGCAAATAATTAAAACTTTTTGTTCTGGATTAGAATAGCTTACTTTACTATAATCATACTTATTTCCATGCTTTTTTTTGAATCTTCTTATGACTTCTGGTAGGGAC